AAATTTAACGGAAACAGCTTTAAATGATATTGTTTCTCCTTTTTATAAAGCAATATCACAACGAGGTAAAAGTGTCTCCGTAGATATTGGCAAACCTTTAAATGAAATGTTAAAATCTTTTAAACTTTTAAATAAAGGGAACCCAATTAAAGACCCTGTTACTGGTAAAGTAACGCAAACTGTTAACTGGCCTCCTACTTTTAACAAGTCCTCTTTTACATTTTTAGAAAATTTACCAAGAAATTTGAACTTTCAAGAAGCTCATCAAAGGCTTTCCGATTTAAAAGCAATACGGTATGAAGCAAGTCAAAAAGAAGGAATCTCTAAAAAAGAATTGGATTTGTATGATGACGCTCAAAAAATTCTTGAAACTCAAATGGACGAGGCGGCTAATGCTTTAGATCCTGTTTTAAAATCGGAATATGATGAAGTTACTCGTTTATATAGGGAAGGTCGCACAGTAATAGATGCTTCTTATTTGAAAAAAGCAATGCGCGTTTTGGATCCAGCAACTATTGGTGGCATGTTGACAGCAGACGGCCTTACTGTAGGCATTCAGCAGGTTAGACAGTTAAAGAAATTAGCAAAAGAATATCAAGAAAGTTTACCTAAAAACTCTGAAACTAGAAAAGCTTTAGGTCTTCAAGAAGATGTTATGGAAGGAATACGCAGAGGCTACTTAGAAAGCTTATTAAAGGTAGAAGGGAAAGGAGGGCCTGCTGATTTATTACAATTACAACAAAAATTAAAAGATCCTAAATTTAGGTTAACTTTTAATGAAGTCTTTAAAGAAACTCCAGCAATATCTAAAAAAATAGATACGTTGTTAAAAGAATTAGACATTCTTAATAGGGCTGAAGGTTCTGAAGCTGCTTTTGCATTGTCTGTAAGAGGATCAGAATTAGGGGCAGCTAGAGGACTTGTAACAAACCCTACCTCTGTTATAGATCAAGTGTTAAAATTTGTTCCTGCTTTAATGGCTAAAAAAACTATTAGTGAAAAATCTATAGACGCTCAGATAGAATTAATACGTAATGCTTCGGCTGCAACTAGTAGGCGCGTGGAGCTTCCTAAAAGTTATTTTAAATCTTGGGGAAGGCTTTTTGAAAACTCAGGGATGGGTTTGGGTATTGCAACGGGTTCTTTACCAGCTGCTTATATTTCAGAGTAAACAAAAGGGGGCATTGCGCCCCCTAAGTTTATATCTCGCAGACTCCAGCTACACAAGCTAAGGTTTGCGCCCCTTCGGTATTATCACTGGACTCCTCAATATCCCAATGCATCCCCTTAGGCATCTCTTTAGACAGCTTCTGATATGTTTCTTTATCTATCTTCTGATAAGGAGCTTGCTTGTATACGTGCTCGGCTTCTGGGAGGAAGCTGATTCCACTAACGCTATCAAAGTTCTCCCAGATCCACTGACAGACAGCAAAGAAATTGTCGTCGTTGTAGTAGCAAGTCATGGAGGGCTTATGTTCACACCAATGGTCTTGGTAGGTCTTCCAGAGCCTTAGCTGTTCCATAGCGCCCATGCTTTCCACAGTCACAGCCTTGCTCGGAGCCTTCTGAGGGAACGAGAATACCCAATTAGAGTTATTCATTACGTCCTCTTCATGAGGAAAACCTCTGTCAATCATAGCGGTAGCCAGAGGATCCTTCTTGTCAGCCCTAACAGTACGGATGTAGTAGTCACTAAAGCGTGGATGAATACCACTGGCGCTGTCAGTCAACTGTGAGACAGTACCAGAGGGCTTGACGCACGTAATGGCTACTGACTGGTTGATACCCAGAGCTGAGGCCCACTGTCGGTTAGTCTCAACAGCTACAGTCCTTAGGTTGTCCAGAAGTTTACCCAAAGCCTCCTCACCTGTAGACCCATTGGTCAGCTTACAGTCCATGATGCCCGTCATTGAGACACCCAACAAAGCCTCTTCCTCTGTGTTACGCTTCCAGATGTTCCGTAGGTATCGGAAGTCAGTAAGGGTAGCCTGTAGAGTCCCTAAGATGGTCGCTAGGCGTACCTTCTCTTTGAGGGTCTGCAAGGTATCGTCTGTACGTACAATCACCTCAGAGAGATTACAGAACTGATAGGGGCGTAGTATGATCTCAGAGCATGGGTTAGTCCCAAACTTGTGTGTCGCATCCCTGCGCTCGTTACGTGCCGCTACATTCTGTGCTGCAATGCGGCTAAAGATCCCACGCTCCCCAGACTTAGAGTCGTACAGGCGCTTCATCTCGGATGAGTAAGTGTCAAAGTCAGGCTTCTCAGAGTACACAGCACTGTTGTTTGCTAAGGCTCGCTGACCGTTGCTAATGTACCACTCACCGTTCTTAGCGTTAGCCATACGATTGTCAGTAACATTGCTCAAAGAGATTAGGGCAGACCTACGGACACCACCAACGACTACAATGTCTGCAATCTTGCACACTAAGTCATGGCACTCAAGGGACGTTAGCTTGCGCCCTGCCGCACCTTTGAACAAGTCCACTGAGAAGTTAAACAAGTCAGCCAAAGGTTGTGGCCCACTGGCTCTACCGCCAAAGGTCTTGAGTCTAGCACCCGCAGCCCTAACCTTAGTCAAGTCACACTTAGGAACCTTACCTGCGTACAGGAGGCTTATAAGCTCTCTGAAGGCACTTGCCCAGCCTACCTTACTGTCGGACACCACAACGGTTGTCTTCGTGTCATGGAAGCTGTCAGCAACCACAGGGAGCTGATTAACGTAGTCCCGCTCAACGCTGAACCCTACGCCCGTACCGCACATGAGTATGTACATAAGCTCGTCAAAGGATCTTGGGCTGTCTATGGGCAGGTAAGAACAGTTAAAGGCTGCAACATTGTCCCGCTTTAAAGCCGTCCCTGCGGTCATTATACAGCGCATGGAGGGCATTACTTGCATGTCCCTGATGGCGTTGAATAGCTCAAAGGCTTGCCCCTGATCTATTGAGCCACGCTCTGCAAAGAAATCGATGTAGCGATTGACTGTCTCGTCCCAAGTCTCCCTGCGTCCCTCATCGTCCAAGTAACGTGCGTACCGTGATTTATGTATGTATTGTTGATATTGATCCATTTTATTTTCTCTTTAGGAGTAGTATTCTTTTCTGTCTGCGTAGTAAGTTTTCAGTGCTACTTCTTTATTCTTATCTTCCCAGACGTTGTTAGGACTTCTGTCGTCCCCAAGCATTGTCTTATAGTATTCGTCTATACTGTCATTTAAGATGGCTTCTCTTAAAGTTGCTTCAGTATAATTCGCCCAGTCTAAAACACCGACAGGCCTAAATCTCGTTTTAGTCCTAGCAAAAACATAATCCTTAAACAGTATATAGGAGTTCTTTTCCCGCCAAAAGAGATTTTTTTCAGGAGCTATTTCTTTTACTTGTTCTAGTGTTTTAAGTAAAGACATTAGACCAAAAGGTCTACGTTTACTAGAAAAATTAGGCCTACTTCTAAAAGACTCTTTCATCATAACTCGTAGTCCCCTCCAGTTAATAGTGATAGTTTTAATTGATCCAGTAAGAAGTATAAGTCAAGAGTGTCCATATTGGTAGACACAACAATAAATTCCTCCGACTTGACAACACAGAAAGCATCTTCATAGGTGGTTAGGTCTTCCTTCTCAGTGATTGCGTTAAATACCAGAGGTACTGTTATCTTGTCTTCGTTGGCTTTTTCACCAAAGTTACCTTGAATTACTTTCATACTGTTAATGCCCTCTTCTTTTCCGTTTGACCGTGGTTAGGGTGAAAGCCATATTCAAAATCAGCTTGCTTACGGGCTACAATTGCGTCTTCTTTGTTTTCAAATAAGCCTAAATGATTTTCTTTACCATTAACATGAATAGTTGCCACCCATTTATTACTAGCCTTATGCCACCTAACCCCACAAACCCCAGAAGAATTAGTTTTACGAAGTTTTTGGTTTCGGAGGTTTATTACAGCAGTCGCTAAACGTAAGTTAGATAAGCGGTTATCTGTTTTTACTCCGTTAATGTGGTCTAGGAACTCTTCAGGCCATTCTCCGTAATGATGCAACCATACTAGACGATGCGCTCTGTAGTTTGAGCTATCAATAGATATTAACCTATAACCATTTGGTTGAATAGACCCAGCAACGCTTCCCGCAATACCTCTATTACACTTAGTCACCTTCCAAATTAAATTACCTGTCTTCGTGTCGTAGTCAAACAGCTCCCGCACGTAACTGGCAGTTAAATCGTTTTTCATTCTAGAGCCTCCTGTTCTTTGACCATCTTGTTTAAGTACCACTGAGCCTTCTGCAAGTCCTGTAGCCCGTTCTTGTAGCGCCACCTATGTAAATACTTTAGCACATTGCCTTCACAGTAGTCAACAATTCCTTCACCTAATTGTTGTTTAATGTAGTCTATGGCTTCCATGCCTCCCTGATTGTAATGTGGGGGTTTATTTACTACATCGTTCCACTCCTCAGGTGTAGGGTCAGCCCTAAGCTGCATAATGTCATTAATCTTCGACATACAAATCCTCCAACTCTCTAAATAGCTCTTGCTTGTCTATAAACCTATGCTCAAAGGCATCCAAAATGTCTTCAGCAGTTATGTCCAAGACTTCACATAACAAGTCTGCATCGTACTCCTGAAGGATTCGTTCTCTTAACTCATCAATTAGCATTGGCATAATCAATTAACTCTTGTGTTGTTGCTAGGGTAAAGTGCTTTAACTTTTCCTTATCACACCATTGTCCCATTGTCATCTTAGCGCCCTTCCTTACTTTCTTGTTGGGATCTGAAAGAAGAAAGACCAACTCCTGATCTTCCTCCAGACAATCCCTAATTGATTTATATTTAAGTGTGTCTCCTTCCCTAAAGAATCCCTTGCACTCCACCAGCATCCAATCCTTATACACAAAGTCAGGTTTGTAATGTCTATGTACCGTGTAGGGCATATCAAAAGGCTCGTAAGCCATAAACTTTCGGGGTAAGGCTTCAGCAAACTTCTTCTCAAGACCTGACCTGTACCTTCCATAATTCTTAGAAACCATCTGGAACCTCTGATACGAGTGGTTGTTTAACTACCTTTGTCAAGTACTTTGGCCCATTTGCGTAGATAAAAGTACGTAGATCAGGGTAACAGTGATCTTTAAACTGACAGTAAGAACAGCCAATGGCAAGCTTACGGTTCCCTGACTTACCGTCTGGTACGTCTTCATAGCAGAACTCTTTAGGCTCTGGGCCTTTGACCATCTTCTTAACGTGCTTAACCCTTTCCGCAATGTCACCTTTCAAGTGTTCGTGCATGGGGTCAGACTCATCGTCAAGATCATGCTCACAGAAGGTTAAGTGACCATTGGCTTTGTCCATAGCCAGCCAAGCAATCTTCCGTTCACCTTCGGAATGAGCATAAGCTTTAAGCTGATCCACGTATCCAAAGGAATCGTTTAGGGGTAAAGTTTTATCTTGAAACTTCTTAAAGGCAAAGGCGCTGGCTGACTTAACGTCCGTAACAACACCGTCAATACGACAGTCCATGCTGCCCTTGACACCCTCAACCTCACACCTTTTCTGTTCACAGGTGACTTCATGCCCAGAGGCTCTAGTTAGGAATAAGACTAACTCCTCAATGACATGCCCGTACAGGAACTTTACTAGGGTGTGAGGCTGCAATTCCTCACCTTCGGTATTGTGGTACTGATTCCAAAGATACCTGTCAGTCCTGCCTATGCTTGACAGGCGTAGCTTTCTGGTATCTTTAGGTCTATCTTCCGATTTAAACTCAGCCCTCATGAGTTCTTTAATTGCTTCTCCGAATGTTTCTATCTCTTTGTCTATGTCTACCCCGTCAGCAACTTCTTTGGTAGACACCAAGCCATAGATGTCTTCTATTAGTGTGTCTGTGCCCATGTCTTTCCTACCTTATATTCTCCGTCCAGAGGACAGTTAAGTTTCCATTCAAGACCCGCTGCCTGTATACAGGACACGGCCAGTCTCCCAAAGGTATCTGTACGCTCATTAATAACTTCAGCTTGTATCTCATCGTGAATGTTACCAACAAACTTATAGTCTATACCCCATATTTTACCATAGTCATCCAGAAGTGTCAAAGCTTTTTTCATTACTAAAGAACCTGCTGACTGTAGCAAGGTGTTTAGAGCGGAATGTTCAGATCTGACTCCGAGCTTTCTACCGTCAAGTCCAATGAGGTATCCTCTTCCAGCTGCTTCAGATACTCTGTCCTTAAGAGCTGCGAATGATGGGAGATTATTGAGGAAA